ATATAAAGTTCAACTCACCATATTCGGTAGCTGACAATATATTTTTCTTTTTATCGGGTTTTTGAACCACGTAGACTGTCATAGTTTTCTCTTTTATCTTGGATAGAGTATAGTCCTATATAGGGGATAAGTAAAGTGATAATAATACAAATGTACTATTAGCTATTATATGGATGTAAATTTTTTAAAAAATAAAAACAGTTTTTGGACAGTTTTAGCCAATAGCCCAATATATTTTCATTTACTTTGTTAATTTACAGAGGGTTTTCGTTATATTGAGTAAGGCTATTACCTCAATATTGGGTGTTTTACTCAATATCTGGTGATTACGTGTGTTTAAATCTTTTTAAATGGCTTTACTTATATTATTTCTTATTATATCCTTATCTTGGATAATTAGAGTGCACATCTTAAAAATTCTATTCACATGAACTCTAGTTATCTACTTAGATTAAAGAGACTATATGCTAGAATACCAATATAAGACAAAACCTTATGATCACCAGAAAGATGCTCTTGAGAAATCATGGGAAAATACAGAACACGCTTTATTTATGGAGATGGGTTGTGGTAAGTCTAAGGTATTATTAGACAATATTTCTATCCTTTATTTAAAAGGTTTAATAAATTCTGCATTAATAGTTGCTCCTAAAGGGGTTTATGATAATTGGGTTGACGGTGAAATACCTACCCATGTACCAGACTACATAGATAAACAAGTTTACAGGTGGTCTCCCTCTGAAACTCAGAAAAACCAAAAGGAAAGGGAAGAGATACTAAAGTTTTCTAAAGATTTAAATTTTGTTATAATGAACATAGAGGCTTTCAGTACAAAGAAAGGCACAGATTTTGCTTCTAAGTTCTTACTTAATAAAAGGGTGTTGTTTGCTATTGATGAAAGCACTACCATAAAATCACCAAGTGCTGCAAGAACAAAGAACACTTTACGTTTAGCAAAGTATGCAGTTCACAGAAGAATTCTTACTGGGTCGCCAGTTACTCGTAGTCCTTTAGACCTGTATACTCAGTGTGAGTTTTTAGATCCAGCTTTACTGGGTTTCAGTAGTTACTATAGTTTTAGAGCAAGGTATGCTGAAATGGTTGATAGAAGTGCAGGTGGTCGTACCTTTAAGCAAGTTATAGGGTACAAGAACTTAGATGAATTAAACGAATTACTACAACCTTTTAGTTACCGTATATTAAAGAAAGATTGCTTAGACTTACCTGATAAAGTGTATACAACTCGTAAGATAGAGATGACACCTGAACAAAAGAAAGCTTATGATGAAATAAAAAGATACGCTATGACTGAACTCAGTAATAGTGAACAAGTTTCAGTTACTTCGGTTATTACTCAACTACTGAGACTACATCAAATATCCTGTGGGTTTACTAGAACAGATACAAAACAAGATGTAGAGTTAAAATCAGCTAGGTTAGAGGAGTTAATGAATATATTAGAAGAAACAGAAGGAAAGGTAATAATATGGGCTAATTACCGCTACGATATACAGAGGATTTTAAGAGCCATACAAGACCAGTATGGTAAAGGCTCAGTAGGTGCTTATTATGGTGATACTACAGACGAGGATAGACGTAAAACAGTGAAATTATTTCAAGATAAGACAAGTGAATTGAAGTACATCGTAGGTAACACACAAACAGGGGGATATGGAATCAATTTAACTGCTGCAAATACAGTGGTCTATTACTCTAATAACTTTGACCTTGAGAAGCGTTTACAGTCGGAAGACAGAGCACACAGAATAGGGCAAGTTAATAAAGTCACCTACATCGACATCATCTGTAAGAACACAGTAGACGAAAAGATTGTTAACTCATTAAAAGCTAAACAAGATATTGCTTCTAAAGTGCTTGGTGAAGAAAAGTCTTGGCAAGATTGGATAGTCTAGCCAATATAAGATACGTTTTTATACTGGGCTTTTAGTCTGGTTTCTTTATTAAAACCCTGTTTCTTTAAAGACTTAGAAGGTTTATGTACCGTGACCTGTTTCTTTCTTACGTTTACTGGTTTAGGTAAAGTCATTATACCTTCACGAACTGGACCACCCTCTTTTAATTCTTTCAAAGGCTTAGGAGTATTATACATTAATTGACCAGTGTCTTTATCCCTTATTCCTTTTATCATCTTCCCGTCAAGGACTTGTAGATTTAATGTACCTTCCTCAACTGTGGTGTAACCTTTCCAACCCCTTTCTTTAACCCTTTCGGAAACTGTTTCTAAAACTTCCCAATTTGATTTTTCCCAATCTTTTAAATCCTTTATATTATCCATTGTAACTTTATCAAATGCAGCTTCTTTTTCAGCTAGAACCCTGTCATTTCTTAAAGTACCGTCCTTTTTAAATAAATCCTTCTTAATCTTTTTTCTTTCGTTTTTGTATTCGGTAGCTATGTATTCCCTATGTTTAGGGTTTCTATAATCAAGAATCTTATTAGAATATTTTTTATCTAAGACCGTAGGTATAACTCTTGCGTTGATGTCTTCTCCTGCTGACCTGTTAGCAAACTTATCGGCAAACTTATGGTCAGAAGTAACAGAAAAAGAATTACCTCTACCAACAGGAGCCTGCACTCCTAATTCATTACCTTTAGAACCCATTCTTTCAAACCTTATGGGGTCGTTTGTTCCATGGTAGCTGGGTTTGTCTACAAAAATTTCTTTTACATTCCCTTGACCTTTAACCTTAGGAGCACCTCTCCAGGCTGCGAGAGGATTACGGGATGCAGCTTTTGCTCTTAAACTTGTAATACCACCAAGAACTTTATCTTGAGCAGGTTGTGGTAATTGTTGAAAACCTTTTTTACCTAGCCACCCTGCTCCTCGGATTAATTTATCACCTGCATACATTTCTAATGGAAGTTTTAACATTGCTAATTCTCTGTTCAACCATTCAGGAGGTATGTCTCCCCTTCCTTTACCAAAATCTGTGGAACCGTAATTCCTAACCATAGAATCGGCTAGTTCTTCGGCAGTAAACATAGGTCTTGGTGGATTTCTTCTTTCTCCTGGCAGCATGATTTTATTTTAACTCCATGTGTAAACTTGTAAAGGCTTTTCTTTTCCTTTGACACTTAAAGGCTCTAGTTCTTTTAGTTGATGATCGCTTTTTATAGCAGTGCTGTACCCTATCAATACATCAACACCTGCTTCCTTAGTTCCTGATTCTAATCGTGCACCTGTGTTGACTGCGTCCCCAATAGCAGTATAGTCAAACCTTGATTCACTACCCATGTTGCCTATAACTGCGTAACCTGTATTAATACCCACACCAATAGCAACAGGGGGTAATCCTTTATGAGCAAGTTCATAGTTTAAATCGTCCATGTTTTTCTGTATGTCTCTAGCACAGTCTATAGCTTTATTCTCATGAAAGTCTTGGTCTATTGGTGCATTAAATATAGCCATCATTGCATCACCTATATATTTATCAACCATACCGCCATGTTTCTGAACTGCTTTTTGTTGAGCAGTTAATGCTTTATTCATTATATAAGTTACTTCCTCAGGCTCTAGTCTTTCTGACATTGAAGTAAAACCACGTACATCTGTGAATAAAAAAGTAGCGTATCTTTTTTCTCCACCTAATTTTAAAAGGTCAGGGTTCTTTTGTAGTTCTTTTACTTGTCTAGGGTCTAGATAGTGTTCAAACTGTTTCTTAATCTGTTGTCTGAGTTTGTATTGTTCTCTAAACCTTATATAAAACGCAGTAGAAGCAGTTATGAATTGGGAAATTAATGTCCAAGTAACGTCTATCAACACCCCTTGTTGTATTGTCCAATAACCGTAGAATCCAGTAGAGGACATAAAAAGGACAGCATAAATAATACCAAAAGTTATTCCAAAAAAGTTTATTAAAGCCCAGATGCATAGAATAGAAATAAGTAAGAGAGACAACTCCACAGCTATTGAGTAGTCAGGTATGTAAGGACTATTCTCTATCAAGATACTTTCTGCAAGTGCAGCTTGTATTTTGTGTGGTTCCAATAAACCAACAGGAGTTGCTAACTGAGGCATAATACCTTTAGCAGTAAAGCCTACAAACACAAATTTATTTTCTACGTCCATTTCTTTTAGATCTGTTTGAGGTGTGTCTACCCAACTAATCCATTTACGACCTAAAGAATCAACAGGAACAGGGGACAAACCCTTAACCCTGATTTCCTCTAATCCATTCTCGTTTGTTTTTATAACGTAGGTGTCCGCTCCTGCTAAAATCTTTAACACCTCTGTCCCGTATGCAGGAACCCAACCATCAGGGGTACGAAGAAGTAGAGGTAATCTTCTAACAAGTGAATCAACATCAGTTCTTGCAACTGCTATACCTTGATTAGCATTATTTTTTAAAACCTGTATATTTTCTATAACACCTTTTGAATTAAGACCACCTTTATCATCACCTAGAATAACAGTACCAGTAGTTGGTGGGTACTTTCCGTTGTCGTTTTCAAACATAGCTAGAACACTTGGGGCAAAAGCTAAAGATTCAGTGAACATAAAATCACCCCCAAACCTATCAGGTTGTGGGAAAGCTAATACCCAACCCACACCTATTGCACCTTTGCGTAATAAGCTTATTTGTATTTGTGCGAGAGTCTGTCTGGATAAAGGATAACCACCTTCATTAGCTATGTCCTCTTCGGTTATGTTTAACACAGTAAAATGACCTGAGGGCTTTTCCTCAGTAACTAATGAGTCAAATGTTTTTAATTTAAGTATCTCTAAAGGGGTGAGTTGAAAGACTAAGGGTAAGGTCAATACACCTAATAAACCTAGAAGAGTCAGCCATTTAGTCATACTGGGTTATAGTAACTGTTTTTGTGCAATTAGTTACACAATTGTAAGTCGCTGTAAAAGATTTATCGTTTACTCCACTTTGAGTTACTGCCACGTTGTAATCGTCTTTATAGAAATTGAGTCTGGCGGTATGGTCTCCTGAGCCTGATTGAGTTATTGAGGCTGTTCCATCATCTGCGTCTGAATACCAAAATATATCTGCATCATGGTCTCCTGAGCCTGATTGTGTAATCGTTGTGGTATTCCTATCAGCGTAGTTGTAGTTATAGACGTAAGCGTTATGTTGTCCTGTTCCTGATTGTGTAATGGTTGTAGTGGCATCATCTCCAAATGCCAATATCTTTGCATACTTATTATTTCCAGTTTGAGTTATTGAATAGTTTGTGTCATCTCCTGCCATTAATATCTCACCATGATTGCTGTCGCCTGTCTGCGTAACAGTGCCTGTATTGTCATCTTTATCTAGGTCAAGATACCCATAATTGTTATCCCCATCTTGAGTTATGTTGAAAGTATTATCTGAGTGATTAGACCATTGCGAATATGCTTTGGTCGTATTTCCTGAGCCTGTGGTGTTTAAATTGATTGTTGCCCTAGTACAGGTGTGTGTTTGGTAAACTCCGTTGCTTAAACCACAATAGACTGTGGCATTGTTTGTATACCCTACTTGCTTAATGTTAATGACGGAGTCATCGCCTTTCTGCTGAACAGTAATTGCATTGTTCCCCGCCATTAGTGGGAAACTAATCAGACTGATTAATAATAATCGTACCATCTCCTCCTCCGTTCACTGTTATATCTATAAATTTACCAGCAGATAATATCTGTATGTTGTAAGCACTCCTTTTTTCTATTTGTAAGTCTACTGTATTTTCCACACTTCTAAAGAAGGTTAGCATTTCTCCGTCTACAAAACTATAGACTTGAGCTTTTGGGTCATATCCTGCGATGATACCTTCTATCGTTACATCTCCTATCTTGGAGACTCTTTCTTCACCTTCTATAAAAGCTAATAAATCTATTAAAAAATCTACACTTAATAAATCTATCGACAGTCTATCTATCTCTAGTTCATCTTCGTCTAGTTCATCTTCATCAAAGTTTTCTTCTAGGAAGTCTACATCCAATACATTGGTGCTTTTAGTGTTTTGTTCATCTACCGCTTCTTGTACCTGATCTGGGGGATTAACTATTAAAAGGTTATTAATAAACCCTAGTGTCATGTTTACTAAAGTGACTGGTTTAGTGGGGGGTGCTTCAGAAACGCTCACCATGGTTGCTTGAAATGGTTCATTTAAAACTTCTATACCTGCTGCAGTCTCTACTGTTATTTCTCCTGAACTTGTACCGTCTTCATCAGGCAAAAGAATAATTAAACTGCGACCTATTTCATCTACTGTTGTTGTGAAATCTGTGCCACGAATAGCTATGTTTGCGGAGGGTGTTTTGATAGATATATTTTCTTTGTTTATTCTTCCTAAAGCCCCTGTGATAAACCTAGCTGTTCCACTAGCCATATTCAAAGCTAGTTTAGAT